GGTGAAGTATAAGTTCCTGTAGAATCATTTATACTAATATTTGCAAACTTAACATCTGTACCGTTATATGCTTGATACATTCTTAAGTTAGGAGTACCTCCTTTAACAGAAGTATTAATATCTAAATTAGGTGCTTCTCCGTCTATAAGTAAACTACCTGATATACCAGCTGATCCTGTAAAAGGAAAAGCAGCTCCTCCTCCTGCAGCAATTGATGCTGAAACGTTAGTAATACCTGGTAAAGATAAGACACCATCTATATCTGTGCTACCTGTAATATTTACACTTCCGGTTATTTGAGCTCCTGCTTTAGCTTTTACTTCTTTTTCAAGGTTAAAATAATCATGATTAGGTGATATCCACCATACATGGCTATTATTAAACTGCGTACCTAAGGCTATTTCACCTACTGCATTAGGGTTGTAAGTAGAAATCTCTAAAGTAGCTTCAGTATTTCCTCCTGCTCCACCTCCACTTGTTCCTAAATCTTTTAGGAGATAACCGGCAAAGATATTGTTTGGATAAGTATCTTCATCTGAGTATAGATATGTTTGAGGATACTGTAAACCGTTTGTTGAAGTACCTAGTGTTATAGCACCGTTTCCGTTACCTACCCCTGAACCATTCATCTCTATTTTATCTGCAACTATATCCTCTACTGTTAAGTCACCGTCTATATCTAAGCTACCTGAAATGCCTGCTGAACCAGTTATTTGTACGTCTTGCTCTAAAGGGTTTATATAAGAAGCTGTAGCTGCATTTGTTATAGTACCACTTGTTGTTTCTGCAAACGTAGCATACGATGCTGTACCTATAAGTTGTTTAGAAGATGATAAATTTATATCTGCTTTTATTTGTATATTAGTTCCGTCAGTAAAGTTAACAGAAGAACCACCACCTGAAGAATTTAAAGAACTTCCAAAGTTTAATTGGTCTCCAAAATAAAATGCACCATTAAAAAAATCTGTACTACCTTTAATTACTGCAGTCCCATTTTCTGGTATATCTATACTGTTACCGCTTCCTGTATCTCCTAATTGTATTTTACCTCCTAAAGATCTTAAAGAACCGCTAAATCTTGTACCTCCCTGTATATCTACACTCTGAGAAGTTATAGTACTTTTTACCTCTAAAGCTAATGCTCCAGTACCAGAACCATTATCTCCATCTACTCTTAAAGAAGCAGAAGGTGAAGAATCTCCTAATACTTTTACTTGTGCACTTGCTAGCTGGATACCTCCGCTATTATTTGCCTCAGTTCTAATAAAGATATTGGCAGAGTCTCTAATATCTACTCTACTACCATATAAAGATGTATTATTTCCACTATTACTTAAGACATTACCGCCATCTGTTAGAATACCTAAATTATTAGTAAAGTTTATATCCCCACTTTGCATATTTAAATCCCCAGTAGTATTAATACTTTCTGATACAGATAAAGAACCTGACATTTGAGTATTTACAGCAGATGCACCACCAGCAGGTTTAATTCTAAATAAACCATCACTAGTATTACCAGCAGTCACTCCAAAGAATCCCCAACCACCATTAGACTTAACAGGCTTAACTGAGCCATTAGAAGATTGTAAAGTATCAAAAGGAAGTAAATGCCACTCTCCACCAGCATAAGGATTTTCTACTATAGTATTTAAAAACTCAGCTTTAGAAGCGTAACTACCACTAAAACTATTATCCGCCTGTAGTGCATGAGAAGCACTCTCTGCTGTTTGTGCAAAATCAGCATAAGAAGAACTAACCTCTTTTATAATCTCTACTGAAGCAGATACTGCATATGATGCAGATAATGCATAAGATGAACTTGTTGCAGTTAAAGCAGAATTAACATTCAATGAACCTTCTGTAACTTCCTGTGGCACACCGTTGCTATCACCTTTCCATACATAGTTGTTAGTAAGGTTAGGTAGAGAGTTTACTCTACCGGCTCCTTGAATAATTAACTCACCATCTGTAACATTTATTTTAGCAGCAGTACCTATGTTTTGTATAAGAGTATTTCCTGTTGGAGCAGTTCCTGTTAGACTACCATTTGTTCCTACAAACACAGAAGCTCCGGCTGTTAAACCAATAGTGTTTATACCAGATAATCTACCTGCTATAATACAAGTACCTGAAGCATTATTATTAATATCTTGACTTAATACCCCTATTGCTGGCATTTCAGCAGAAGAGTCATTAGAAGCAGCTACTACATCTACATTTTCACCTGACACATCAACTGCGTGTACTACTGTACCTTTAGTAAGAGTTCCTCCTGAAGTATTTTTTACTGTAATAACTAAATCCTTTGCTTCATCAGCATTAGCAACGTTATTAATAGTGTTAGTAAAGACTGAACCGTCTGCTTTAGTATAAGTTATAACAGCATCTACATTACTTGCAGTGATTAAAAAAGAACCAGTATCTATAGTTGGTACATTTTCTGCAAAAGAAGCTGTTAAAGCATAAGAAGATGAAATAGCATCTAAAGCATTAGAAGCTGTAACGTGTAGGTTAGTAACTCTACTACCTGTACCGTCTGTAACTCCTGATCCTGTTATTCCTCCTTCTATACTACCTGATACTTGAGCAAGCTGCTGAAAAGTATCTTTAATATCTTGGTTTGATAAATTATAGTTTGCCATAATTATTGTGGGTATTGTTTATATCTTGTATCGTATACTCTAAATCCTCTTCTTATAAACTCTCTAGTCATTTTTCCTTTATGATTAAAAACAAATGGGCTACCATATTTCTCATCATAGTCTGGATTTAATTCGAATAGTTTATTTGAAGCATTTAACTCAGGGTATAGAGTTTGTTCTTCTATTATGTAGTCAGTTAATAAATTAGAATAAAATTCCATTTTATTTTGTACTGCTTGTCTTTTAACGTTATACATTGATCTATCAGCAGCTACAGAATTTTCACCTCCATCAGGTATTAATAATCCGTTATTTCTACTTCTTATGTATACTGAATCTAATATATACCAATAAGCTGCATATATAAGCATGTTCTGTATATAGCCATCTAATAAAGCTTTATAATCAGCATTAGCAGAATCATCTATAGTACCTGCATCTACTAAAGCATAAAGTTTTTCGATTAATAAAGTTCCTATAATTGGCTGTAGTTTTATATCTTGTGCTTCTCTTATACCGTTTTTAATTAATGCAGAATCGATATTATCTTCGATGTCTGTATAATTTCGTATTTGAGCTTCTGATATTAAAAATGTATTTGTCATATCTTTAGTCTAAATTTCTTGGTACGTCTTCTACGTTAGTTTCGTCTTGTCTCTCTACTTCTTCAGCTTCTGAGTCTGTTACTTCTACTGAAGTTACAACCTCTTCTTCTACCTCACCATCTTCATAAAGAGTTTTAGTATCTACTCCTAAGATTATATCTGGGTAATTTATTTGTAAAATACCTTCTAACTGTCTTAGTATTTCTTGTTGTATTGGTTCTATTACGTTATGTTCAAATAATATTCTAGCATCTATTAGCTCAGATCTACCACCTAATTGACCTTCAGTTTTAATTCCTAACAACATAGGAGAAGTAATTCTGTGTGCAGTAAGTATCTGCTGTATAGACATATCGTTTATAGACGTATAATAGCCATCTGCTCCATTTTGTGGAATAGGAGTAATATCTGGTTTATTTTCTGGACTATCTACATCCATATATATTAATGAACCGGCATTATCTGTTCCTCCGTAATTGCTTCTTAACATTGTCTCTATAGACTCCACATCGTCATTACTCCCGTTAGTGTATGTTGTTATAGCTAAACTTGGCGCTAAACCATTCTTTATGTTATTAACGTGAAAATTATCTATCTCTACGTCTAACTCAATGGTTCTAAGGGCTCCATTATAAGTTGGTAATGGATAGTATTGTTGACCTGGTCTGTAATGGTGTACGACGAAGATCTGGGATGGTTCTTCTTTTGCTTTATTGACGTCAAATACTGGTAGATACATTGTATTGTCGTCTGTATGTGCTGTAAATACTTTCCATTCATTTGAGATATAATAACCAGGAATAATTCCTCTATGGTTTTTCTCTTTAGCTCTCAATGTTGAAAAGTCAATATGATTTACTTCTGCTATTCTAGATCTATCTCTACTATAAATAATCTCTAAAGCAAAGCTACCGTGTAGGTAAAAATCTAAAGATACTTTTTTAAAGATATCATTCCACGTCTCTCCTCTTCTGTTTGCCTGATCTAAAAAAGCTTCTTCGTTTGCTGTTAATCCTTGTCCTATAACTCCATGGACAATAGAATCTATACAAGCTGCATGAATGGCAGATCTATTATATAGTTCAATTAAATATTGTGGAAACCTATTATCGTCTCCACTCTTAACATATTTGCCTTGGATCTTTTCATTAAAGTTTACCTGCTCTGAATTGAACCTTTCTACTTTAGCAAAATGCATTTTATTTTGTTTCTTTGCCATAATTATCTATTATAAGTTGTATATTGGCCGTCTTGATTACCGCCCGTATAACTAATATACGAAGGTTTATCTGTACCTACAACTTTCATTCTATTAGTATCTATAGTTCTTAAACCTAATTTAGATCCTTCACTCCATTCCCAAGCTGCAAGACTCCACTCTTCTTGTACTTGATTCCACTGATCTGTTCCTGCAATATACTCTACTAAATCATAAGTATAAAAACCTGACTCAGCAGGTACCTTAGAACTAGGTAAACTAAATAGTAAATAGTTGTTATAATATCCAGCTGGTACTGGAGCTAGTTTTGTTAGATCTATACTACCAGAGGACTTATCATAGTCTTGCGTAAAATCTAACTCGAATGATCCACTTGCTAAATCGTGGTAAATACTTTTACTTATAGGCGATATTGCTATGCTATTAGTTAATTCGTTTAAAAAAAAAGGGAATGACAGTTTAAAACCATTCCCCTTTAATTATTGTTATATTAGCCTACTGTAATTCCAGTAAGTGCGTCTAATAAAGTTCCATCAGCTGTTTGAATTTCTTCTGCTGGTTCAGGCTCTATACCTTGAAAACTTAACGCGTAAGCGTTCATGTCTCCAAATGCAGTACCGGACGTACCAGCACCACCTGAAAGATTAGCTCCTCTTCTGTTTCCTATGTAAAAGAATCTTCCCGTGTAAGGAGACTCTACACCATTGTTTGTCTCAACAACGATGCGTAATTCAGGGTTCTGAGCTAGAACTTTAACTTGATTTCTAATTGACGATTGTAACTTGTGAAATGCTACATTTATGATCTGGTCATAAAATACTGTACCATTTTCTAAACTTACTGTTGGAGTCTCTGTAAAGTCTCCTACGTTTTTAGTCAATTCAAATTTATAAAAGACACCACTACCGTCTAAGTCGCTAATTAAACCTTCTGAAGCTTCTGTTACTGTATTTACAGATCCTGAAAGAATATAGATATTTTTTATTCCTCCGCTATTGTCTCTACATGCTAACGAAAAGCCTGATGATATATCACATGCCATAATTTATTGGTTTTATTAGTTAATTATTATAAGGGGTAAAATTAATTACCCCCTATTGGTTTTGGTTATCTTAGTTTCTATCGTTACTAACGATGAATTCTGGGAAAGCAACTTGTACACCTAACTTAGATTTAAGTCTGTGTTTCAATTGGTCTGCATTAATATCATACCAAAGTGAGAAGTTACTTATATCACTTAATAAGTCAGTACCTACTACTGCGTAAGCATCTGGCATTAAGACG